CGGTAATACTCAATCTCGACCGAGGGACGCACTTGTCCGCTGCCGCCGCCGCCGGCATCGATGCCGCTGCCCTCACCGGTTCCGGCATCAACGGTTGGCTCGCTGCCGCCCTGCTTCCAGATCTTGTTCGCCACTTCGATGTCGACAAAGTTTTCCTTGTTGACCTTGCCGTCCGCGGTTTTCTGATAGACGCGCGCCACATCGACGCGGCGCTTGGTTTCGCGCTGCGTGGCCGTTGACACGCTGGCGCTGTAGCTGTTGGTCAAATCGATCTGCTTGGCGCCATTGCCGCGGATGACCGCAAAGCCCTTCTCGGGATCGTCCGCCGGCGGCAGCGATCGCGCCGGCGCCGGCCGGATGTTGGGGAAGACAACCGGACGAACGACGACTTCCAGGCCCGCCATTACGCCGCCTCCAGATCATAACCGGCCGGAATTTTCAGATCGGTGACCTGCAGCTCGTATTCGGTTTCGAATTCGCGGGTCATGCTCTTGAGCTTGAACTTGGCGCGGGTCTCATACTGCGGCAGAATTTCGTTCTTGATGAACTCGCTGCGCGCGCGGATCGCTTCTGATTGCTGATTGCTGGTCGTGTTTGCCGGAGTGCCCATGTTCTCGGGCACGTCCTGGGTCGGGTCGGGACCATGCTCGACCACGAGATCGGTGTCGATCACGTCCTGCGCCGTCAGTGCCGACAGAAAGTCGATGCCGTCATCATTCGGCGAGGCGTCGGGCGGCTGATATCCCACCGACGAATCGGTGAATGCATCCACCAGCACCGTGCGGTCGATGAACTGCTGATAATCCGGCCCAGTATAATTGACGCTGGCATAGGTCGGCGTGCCCGCGATGGCCGTCACGATGCCGCCATAGCCGATGGTGCAGCCGATGCGGATTTCGCAGTTGATCCGGCCGTCGGAGCCGTCGAGCGCGATCGAATAGCCGATGATCTTGCCCAGCGCCTCGCCCACCCGCGGCTCGGCCAGGAATACACTCTTGCGCAGCGTCACCTCGGGCATGCGCGACAGCTTGGGTGCGAAGGTGATCTCCACCGCCCGCGCCCGCTTCATCAGGTTGGTGCGCGCCAGTGCGATCAGATGCTCGAGGCTTTGATTGCCGCGCTCGGTCGCTATGTAGGAGCGCCGCCGCGGGTCGATGATCGGCGCCAGGTCTTCGCCCGAGCTCAGATTGACCGAGCGGATGTCCTCGATCCGCAGCGCCTCGCCATCCTCGGGATCGGTCAGGATTGGCTGCACATCGGCAAATAACGAAAACGAAACCCGCTCGGTGCATTGCCGTTCGGCCTTGTAGCCGGCCACCAACGTGGCCACGATCGATTGCACCCCGACCACGGCAAAGGTGCTGGAGCGGCTGCGGCTGGCCGAGGCGGCGCCGCTTTGGTCGCCGTCAAAGGTTGCGTTGCTGCTGTCATTGGTGACGATCTCGCCAAAACTGATCAGCGCGCCCGAGCTTTTGACCTGTGTGGTGGACGTGCTCCAGGTGATCCGCGAGTCCCCTTCGTCATCGGTTCCTTCCAGGGTGATCGAGCCGGTTCGGGTTTCGGTATGGGTCGAGAAGTCAAACACGTCCTGTGCGCTCGATTCCGCAACCTCCCAGCCATCGCCGAGGCTGCCCCCATGTTTTGGCCAGTCGCCGGCATTCAACGACGGGATCTGGCCGCCGATCGAGCCCGGCCAGTGCGAGATCAGGTAGTTGGTCAGATCGACAGTGCCGCTGGCCTGCTGCGTCCAGGTGAACTCGGCGGTGACATCGACGCGCGCCAGCGGCCCGGTCGCCAGGTTGAGGCCGAGGCCGTCATAGAGCACCTTGCCGTCCTCGCTGGCGCCATCGAATGAAACGGTCCCATCCTCGCCGGTGATCTCGTCCGAGACGGTGACCACATGGGTCTCGCGATCGTAATGCCAGATTTTGGTATAGCCCTCGAGCACGACGTCGGGATCTTTGCGCCGCTCGGGATCGATCACCGCCTCATCGTAGAACGGCAGCACCCGCAGGGTATCGGCGAGCGCCGCCTTCTGCGCCACCACGTCGATCGGCTTGGCCACGAATTCCAAGGTCACCAAGTCTTCGAACAGGCTGGTCGGGATGCCGACCAGGCGGCCGCGGAACTTGATCAGCGCCGGGCCGCAGTCGAGCGCGAACCAGGCCCAGATCTTGCGGCCGGGACCGAGCAGCCCGATCGGATCGCCGGACACATTGCGCGGGCGCTGAACTTTAGCGGTCAGGCTGGCCGGGTCGCCTTCCTCCTGCTTGAGCTCGAACGAGAACACCGCCTCGTCCCAGCGCAGATGCTCGGGACCGAACGTGGTTTCGCTGGCATCGATCCAGGCGAAATACGGCAAGCCCGCAGGCATCGCTCAGACCGTCCTCTGCTCGGCCTCGAGCTGCCACGCCACCTCGGCCGCCCATTCGTCGCGCGACGTATTCCACGCCGTCACCTTGGCCAGGATGGTCAGCACGTCGCCCGTAGTGTTGGCGGCGCCGAGGCCGGGGATGCAGGTGATGGTGATGTCCTGGCCGGGCCACACGTCGGTGAGCTCGGGCGCCTCATGATCGGTGCAGGAGATCGTGACCTTGTATTGCCGGAACTGCGCCACTGAGATATCGGCCAGCGCCCCGCGGCAGTCGCGCGCCACGTTGGCGGCCTGGTCGATCGGCGCCAGCGTCATGGTGATGCCGCGCACGGCATAGTCCGAGAAGTCGATGTTATCGATCGCCAGCAGCGTGTAGGGCGGATGCGCCATCAGGAATACCGGCTTGGCTTGCGGCCACCTGAGCGCACCTGCGCCAGCGCCGCCGACTTGCGCAGTTCATCCACCACCGCCGACGACGCGCGCAGACCGCCGATCTCCGGCAGGCCGGGGAAGGCGATGGTGACATGGCTCATGCTGCCGACCGCGCCACCGGCGGCAAATGCCGGCATTCGCGGCACCAGCCCGCCGAGCGCGAATCGGCCCATGCCGTCGAGCACGCGCGAGAGATTGCCACCGGAACGCCGCAGCGCCTCGAGGAAGGCAAGGACACCGGGCTGCGCCACCGCCCGCGCCGGCATGATGTGCTCGCCGCGCGACACCCAGGCCAGATTGCTGTCCGAGGTGCCGGTGCCGCGGCCGCCCAGCAGGCCACCGCCGGCGAACTGACCGCCACCCGCCGCTGCCGGTGCCGGTGTGCCGCCCGACGGCTTGAGTCCGATGAACCGCAGCACCGCGTCGATGGCACTCTGGATCGCGGCGGTCAGATCGTTCCAGGCCTGCACCCCGGCCGTGATCGGGTTCCAGTTCCAGCCGGCGAGGGCGGACGCCAGCCTGCCGACCGCGGAAATAACCAGTTCGATCGGAGCCGCTAATGCGCCGATCACCGCTGCACCACCGCTCGCGACGGTATTGATGACACTCCAAAGCGCCTGGAATTCCCGCACGGTCGTTGCAATACCGGCTTGAATTCCCGGCAATTGAGCGGTGAGAAAGTCGAGCACCGGTGCCCCCACCGGCGCCGCCACTTCGGCTTTGAAGCGAGTCCAGGCATCGCTGAGCTGATTGATGCTTTGCTGATACTGTGCGGCCTGGACGATCTGCGCTTGCGTTGCCGGCGTGATGCCAGCAAGCGTGGCGGCATACTTCTCCGCACCCAAGGTACCGGTCTGCAATCCCGCGATCACTGCGCCGCCAAGCACATCGCCCAGGGTTTGGATCGCAAGCTGGGTGCGCGCGACACCATCCGGCATGCGTTCGAGCACGCCGATGAACTGCTGAAATCCGGTGGTGGCCTCGGGCGGAACAAGGTCACCAAGGCGAAACAAGCGCGTGCCAAACACGGCCTTTAATTTTTCCATATCGCTGGTGACCGCCTCGGCAGGCACACCGAGCTTGGTCAATGCCTTCTGGAATTTGTCGAATTCCTGGGCGGTCAAATCCAGCTTCGCACCCTCGGTGTTGAGCGTGCCGAGTGCCTTGGCCGAATCGTCGCCGAACTTCAGAAATGCCGCCCCCGCCACAGCGAGCGCAATGCCAAGCGGCCCCAATGCGCGAGCAAAAACGCCAAGCGGCCCGAGCGAGCCGGCCATTTTATTTGCAAATTTGTCGACCGAGATGCCCAGCTGGTCGAAGCCGTCCTCCAGTTTTTTCACGCCCGCAACAACCTGCTCGAGCCGCCCTGCTTGCTGTACCGCGGTCTGGATCTTGTTGATCGCGTCGACGCCGGTGACGCCCATCTTTGCAAGTCTTGTGGTCACCTCGGTCGGGTCGAGTTGATTGAATCCGCCGACCTTCTCGGCCGCCCTGCCGATGTCGGTGAATGCCTTGGTGCCGGCCTTGCCGATATCACCGAGCTGGCGCGCGATCTCGTCGCCGCCCTCGAGTGCGATCTGGACTGACAGCTTCTCGGCCATTTAGTTATCCTTGAAATGCTTGATGAACAGCATGGCTATTTTCGCCGCGTGTTCCTTGACGATCTCGGTGATGCGCCACCTCGGCTCGATGCGAACCGACGGCACGCCGATGTAGAGCGGCTTGCGGTTGCGGTCCTTGTCATTGGCGTCGAACAGCATCGGCTTGCCGCGCACCGTGGCCGAGGTCAGCTTCTTGCCCGATCGGCTGGCCGGCGGCCCGCCGGCTGTGGTCGGAATCCACAACAGCGGCTTGCCGGCAATCGTTGCGCCGTGCTCGAATACACCGGCGAAGCCGAACTTGTGGAAGATGATGGCCTTGGCCTGCAGCGACGGCTCGCCGGCGTCCACTGCATCCAGCGTTCGATATTGCAATCCGCTTTGCCACTTCGGCCCGAACTTGCCAGCGCCCGCAATGTTGCCGCGCCCTTCCTGCACCGCATTGGCGGCGGTCTCGCGCAATGCCGCAACCGCCGCGGTTGCCACCGGCCGCTGCTTGTCGCGGATCATCTCCAACCAGCGCGGCTGGTCGACCTTGACCTTGAACTTCGCCGCCATCTGCTACCCGTCGATATCGGTGCGATCCAACTCGTTGCTGAATTCGAGATAGGCCACGATCTGCCGCGGCGTCAGGCTCATTGCATAGTCAGGCGGGAATCCTCGCCGGATGAGGGCGGTGATGGCGACGGCGATTGCTTCAAGCGGACTTTGTAGACTTTTGCTTCTTCGCCCGCCGCGCCGAGCGCCACTGCCATTTCGAGGAAGAAGCCGAACCCGTTTGGGAATGTCAGCCGGATAATCGCAATGACCAGTTTCAACTGATCTTCTAGCAGCAACACGGTGGCGGCATGCTGCTCATATTTTTCATCCGCCAGATGACCGCAGCCCGCTGCAATGATCGGGCCGATCGCTTCCCCGAACTGCGCAATAAACTTTGGGTCAGCCATGCTGAAACCACCACCGAGGAATAGCCCGATCAGCCTTGGAAAGCGTGCCGAAATCGAAGCGAGTGCGGGAGCGCGCAAGCCATGCACAACGATCCGCTGGCCGCTGATCTTGATGGCCTCGACCGCCGTCGTGGGCGCAATGTCCAGAAGGTCTGCCATGCTTTAGTCCTATGCGGTTGTCGATTCATCCCGGATCGTCCAGACGCCGAAGAAGCCGTTGGCATCCTTCTGCACCTCGGCCTCGATCTCGATCACCGTGAAGTCGTCCTCGTCGGTGATGAAACTGAAATCGCCGGACGGGACGAACGAGACGGTGCCGAGGAAGTCGACTTGCTGGCCGATGTCGTTGGTGCCGACGACCTTGATCTCGCCGGTGAACTCGGTCTTCGACAGGCCGCTCAGCGTGATGTTGCCGTCGGTGTCGGTGCCCTGCTCGGCCAGCGCGAAGAACGCAAGATTGTTGCCGGTGATCTCGTCGAGTGTGAGCTTGACCGTCGCGCCGACCTGGGTGATGGCGGTGAAGTCCTTCGTCTTGACGCCCTCGCGCGAGGAAAAGTGTTCCTTCTTCTCGACCGTTGGCGTGTAGATGAACGACGGCGCATTGCCGAGATCGGTGAAAGCCCCGGCGCCGGCTTCCTTGAACGACACGATACCTTTGCCGATGTGATAGTTTTGGACGTTGGGTGACGTGGGCATGGCAGTCCCTTTCCTTTCCTAGAGATCGTCGGGCCGAAGCGTGTACTTGAACAGGAACTGCGCGGTTAATGCCGCGTATCCGGTGCGCGTCCAGCCGACATCGGTCTGGCATCCGAGATAGCGGATGGCGCCGTTGCCGTGCCGCCCGGTTTTCACGATCTGCTCGTTGAGCTCGGTGTCGGTCAGCACCCGCTTGATCAGCTCGCGGCGGAACGTGGTGACCATCGAGCCCAGCACGACGTTGTCATCCTGAACCTGGACGACAATGCCGGGCGTCATCTGCACGTTATAGGGTCGGTGCGGTTGCTTCATTGACACGTCACCCGCGCCGTCCGATTCCTCGTCGCCGTCGAGCACCAGCGCGGCAGGCAATTGGTCCTCGGTGATATCAACGTTGTTGCGATGCGCCGAACGGATGTTCGGAATGGTTGCGACCACCTCGAGCAATCGCGCCAGTATATCCTCGCGAACGTCAGCCATTGGTCGACTCGATCGCCTTGAGCAGGAACCGCACCTCGCCGACATCCTCGCCGTTCGGACTGCCGCGCAGCTCGTAGGATCGCACCATCCAGTCGCGACCGTTGAAACTCAGCACCGCGTCGAGGTAGTCCTCGCGCGCGATGCCCTTGCCGGCGAGCTCGGGGATGCGGGCGAAGGCCCCTGGCCCGACGCTGCGCATTTCCACGCTGCCGCTGGTCTGCGTCTTCGGCCGGGTGTCGTCGATCACGGTCAAGGCAACTTCGCCCGCAGTCCCGGCGGCGGTCAGCGTCGCCGGCACGCCGATCTCGGCATAGACCGGATCATAGAGGTCCGCGCTATAGTCGATCATCGCTTATCCTGCGGAACGCGAACGTACCGATGTCCTCGCGGCCGAGATCGGTCTCGACCTTGCTTTCCGACACCAGCGCAAAGCCGCATAGCTTCATCGCCGCCATCAGCCCGTCGCGGGTGAAAAACCAGCAATGTTCTTCCGGCTTGAAATGCTTCGAACCCAGCACATGCTCGGCATCGCGAAAGATCGGCAGCGACGCAAACACCCAGTCCTTCACATTGGCCAGCAGCGACTGAAAATCCGGGATAT